TATTATATCATACTTTAGAGATAATGTAAAGTGTTTTTTTCACTTTTTTGCATTTTTATTGAAATAATTTACGCCTATCATATTCTTTCTTGGTGTCCAGTAAAAGATCCACAAAGTTATCTCTGTGCTCCTCAAATATCAAAGGGTGCTCATCATCCACGTCCATAACAATTACGATATTAGGAATGGCCATACCTGTGCGTTCCTCAAACATGATGGCATATGCAGATGCTTGAGCAAAGTAACCCGATATGTTTTCTTTTTTCTTAATACGGCGAGATGTTTTAAAGTCTATGATGGATGGAACACCGTTCCACTCAGCTATACAATCACAACGACCAGCAAGACCAAGATGGCGACTAAAAAGAGCAGTTTCGAGGCCAAAGATCCGACCGATAGATCTATCAAGAATTGGCCGCAGATTCTGTAGACTTTGCTTAACGTGTGGGAGATAATCTTTTGTATCTTCATTTTTTAAATATCCTTCGATAATACTATGTACAGCACTACCGCGATTACTAGCTCGATGCCCAACCTTATTCGCTTCTTCTTCTCCGACTCGAAGTCGCCAGGCCCTGATGGCATCTTCGCTTAGAATACCGAGTACAGTTGTAACGCTAGGAAACTTAGAACCGTCAGGAGCAAGATATAGCCTACGTTCAGCGGTTGTGTCCGTAACCAAATCATCATATCCAAGATCCAGTTCCACATGTTCAAATACCCTTTTCATTTAGTACGGTCCTTATCAGTTCATTATCTAAGCTTTCTTCAGGAATGCAGAACATATTACCCCATTCCCTTTGTTGTGCCAATTCAGCTAACCGTGTTAAGTTTTGCCAGTAAGTTTTGCTAAAGTGTGTACATTGTTCTACAGTTTCAAATGGCATATTATCGAACGTGTGGTGCTTAACATATTCACCAGGTCCAGCCATCATCACAATTAATATAAACCATTTCATGGTATGTCATCCCAACCTATCAGTGATTTAATTTCTCCTGGATCAAACTGCACGTCACCTGTTCCACCTGATACGATACATGTGAACATACCATAATCTTGTCTTTCCACTATCGTCACTTGTTCATCTTCTGGATCATATAGAATAAAGAAGTCAGACATAAACTTAGATCCATCACCGTTAAATGAGTTACCACGGAAATACATCAATGGTTTCATACCATCTACTTTTATCTGAGACAGCATATCCATTGCTTCTTCTAACGTAGGTGCACAAAGCACAGGTTTACTATACAGTTGTGCTTTTGGTCCCCCAAAGTTTTTGGGTTCCTCTGTTTGTATCTGTACAGTTTCTATCACTTCTGTCTGCTCTGCCTTTGTGGTTTGACAGCCAGTAAGTAATATTCCCACGATAATCCATCTTAATATATTCATCATTTCATTCCTAGCATTTCCTTCGTCATTATGTAATCACGAAGAAAGTCTGATCTCACAATGTCTTCCCAACCAAAAGTAATCACACTAAAGTTCTTTAGTTGCTCGATGACCCGCAAGAATCTCTGAATTCCATCACGTTCAGCCGGATCTTTAAAATCAGACTGATGATAGTCTCCACTGAATATGATTCTGCAATTTTCTCCTACCCGTGTGATAACAGAATCAAGCTCGTGGAAGTTGAGATTCTGCATCTCGTCCACGATTATAATAGAGTTATCAATCGTAAGTCCCCGAATGAACGATGTTGTAGTGAACTCTATTACATGGTTATTTATCATTTTATTGTAGGCCGCATTATCATTAAATAACTCATGACAGATAGCCTTGTAAGGTGTTTCAAATACTTCTTTCTTTTCCTCTACCGTTCCTGGTAGGTAACCCATGTCTCTCGTTGGAACAACCGACCTGACAATAATACACTTATTATAATGCGTCTCTCGCTCGAGAACCGATTCCAGTGCCAAGTATAACGCAACAAAAGTCTTACCAGTACCAGCAGAACCAGTAAGGACGAGATTGTCTCCATCATCCCATGCATCATAGGCTTTCTTTTGGTTTTCTGTTTGTGGTTCATAGCTGTATAGATCCTCGAGTTTTGCTGTTGCCTTACTCATGCTCATCAACCCATTTCAATTCTTGTATCAGTCTGTAATACCATTTTCTGTCATAATCATCAGATGCTTTATTTGCATCTTCTCTTAGTTGTCCAATCCTAATTTTTATATACTCGGACTTTGTTTTCTTTTTTCCTCGTCTCATGTTTTGATTGTGTTACCAGAACCAGAAGCCTTTTTAATTTTGGTAAGGTGATCATTCCATTCACTACCTGCTCTACGTAGATTGGACATCGTGTTACCAGCAAAGTTTGGTGTGGACAAATCTTTTACAACATCCGGACTCTCGTCCAGTATTATTTGTAGTTCATCCCAGGAGCATTTTATGTCCCAAGTCTCATTGGTCTTGGTATCTCTAAGAGTATATGTTGGCATTTTATCCTACGCTGCTTGTTGTTTATTCCAAACAAACCAATCAGGTACATCACGGCCCGTCCATACCATCTTGAAATCATCCTGTTTGGTCTGATAATATAATTTATAAGATTTTACAGGGTCGTTTGGAAACATACATTGTGGTTGGTGTTTCATAGCAAGTCTGAATTGTGTCTGTCCAATATCTGGTATGCACCTAGGTGTAGACTGAAGAGGCCATAACTGTTTACGTTCGGTCTTGTGTATCTTGTCATACCGATAAGTGTATTCTTTGCATAATGCATATAGATGATTCCATAGCCATTTGTAATTTGCGGCTGACTCACGGGTCCATTGTGTACAAGGATGGTTATGGTGAACCGCCTTCATATATATCAATTCGGCTTCTAGGTCATTATACGGACCTTCGAATAGGTCGTAGTAATCAACCATCCGTTTACCAGACTTGGACGGCTTTTTTATCTTGATACCGTCCAACATCCGATGAGCCGTTGATAACATTTGTGCAGATTCTACAATCATCTTTACAACATGCTTGTCACATTGTAATTGAGCTGCAATAGTAGGATCTTTGTCCAATACAAAAATATTCATAATCTAGTACCTCTACCCTTCCCGATAATATTTAAATATTATATCACACAAACCGGGTATTGTAAAGTGTTATTATCGCCAACAATAAGTTTAACTGGTCTGTGGAGTGCCGGTCACCTCCGATAAAGCTCGTAATACGAAGTCTCGTTTTCTTTTTATCTTTTGTGCTCGTTGGGTATGTCCCTTCTTTTCTAGTTTCTTGGCATAAATGTCGAGTTCATTAGAGTCTTTTTTCAAACGTTCGATTTGAGCAAATACCATTGGTGTTTTTCCTATAAGAAAAGAGCGTACACGAATAGTGCACACTCTGATTAGTGTTAAAATTAAGTAAAGAGTATTAGTCTTGCAGTAGACCTGGATAGGCTTCTTCAACAACTGCTCGAGTGATTCCCTTCGGTGTTTCCTTGTTAATCATACCGATAACAAGTTTGGCATCTTCTGGGTGTACACCTTCGATCATCTCAAGAAACATCCTCTCCTTTTTAAATTTAGGAGTATCCATAAACATACCTTGTACAAAGAACTTAAACTTGACGTTTTGCCTTCTTAGATCTGTGGGATGATTATGACTTTCAGCAGGAGTGTAAGGTGGTTCACCATCTGGAAGAGACCATTTTACGGTTTTATCCATAGACCCACGGATGATATCCTTTAGGGCCCAAGTTTCATTCTGTTTCAGAATACTAACCTTATCGGTTTTCTTCTTGGCCTTTGCAACTTCTTGCATGACCTCAAACAAATACTTATTCATATCAATTCCTCAACGGATTCAATCATTAGTTTCATATTATTATTTATAAGGTAGGGAAACACCTTACCTTTATTACCCCACTGGTCCTGAGAATTAAATTCATCAATAATTTGTTTTTTAAGTCTCTCAGGCGTTTGGGTTAAGTCAATGAGTTTCTCGTTTCTCTGATAGTTACGGTACCAAGATGCGGCATAGAGTAACTCACCTTCTGCCAAGTCCTCAAGTATAGCATCTTTCTTTTTACGAGACAATGGTGTCTGGCGTTCACCGTTCACAAAAACATCATCATGTGATAACACATTTGGAACACCGTCACCTGCATCACCGGTCAGAATCTTCTCGGTCAGATTGGCCACAGGGTTGTCCTCATGATACTCTTTTTTAAGCAACGGTGAGTACTGTCGGACATTCTTGTATCTTTGCAGCTGTAAAAAGTCTTTGTCTGCAGACACAATCATGATGTCCTCATACTGACCAAACTCTTGTGAGTTTTCACATAGTGTGCCGATGATGT